CCTGGCAAGACTATTGTAGTTCAAGTTAGAGAAGGCCGTTGTACAGCAGAATGTACAAAACGGCATATTTTATACTTCTGCTAAAATGCTTTGGAGCTTATCAACCCGTTTTCTTACTAACGCCTACTCATTTTCTGTCTTCGCTCCGGAGTGAAGCTTTCACGGATGGCCTGCGTCTGCTTTACACGCCGGTCATCGGTCCATTTGACACCTTCTTTACGAAATTCGTATTCTCGTCCTTCAGTATGGCCGTCGTAGAAATGAAAGGTGAGATGCGTGACGTCTCGGACGGAAATGTAGTCGATCTGCTTCAGAAAAACTTCTTCGTCGAAAGATTCAAGCCCAAGCACCTCAGCAGTAAGCTCTTTTAGATGATCATCCCGAAGGCTCTTGCCGCTGCAGCAGTGCCAGTAGCTGTTCTGATGGCCATCCGCCATCGTCACCGCCTGCCTGCGGTAATTGCCGCCGCATTTCTCGCAGCGGATTTTGGCGGTGAAGCAGGTCTTTCCCTTCTTGTTTGCTGGGTGCGTCCGTCGATACGCCGATGCCTGTTCCCGCAGTTCTTTGGTCCAGGCATCCTTTTTGAAGTTGCGGTGCCAATGGTGCTCCAGCGTGGTGCCGTCGATAAACTCGAAGATGAGCGTTCCGGTTTCCGGGATGGTGATCTGCTTTACCCTTGCGGTAAAGGCATCTTCGTCAAAATCGGGAAGGCTGAGAACCTTAGCGATTTCTTCCTTGAGAACCGACTCCCGGATAACGCCGCTGGTGCAGGCAACCTGTCCGGGATGCTTTTTCTTCTTGTGGCTTGTGCAGAGCCAGAAGACATCGTATTCGCCGAGGTTGCTGTGCTTTGCCTTGTTTTTCTTCTTTGACCGGACAAAACTTCTGCCGCAGCAGCCGCACTTGATCTTCGTTGAGAAGCAGTTGAGCGTCAGGGCTTTGTTTGCGAAGCACCCGAGTTCTTTTCTACGGGCCATCTCACGCTGCACATAGTCGAAGGTCTCTTTGTCGATGATGGCCGGGTGGGTATTCTCCACATAGTATTGGGGAAGCTCGCCGTGATTCTTCTTTACCTTTTTGGTAATCGGGTCGGTGATGTACTCCTTCTGGTAGAGCATGTTGCCGGTGTAGGTGACGTTCGAAAGCACAACCTTCAGGTTGGAATCTACCCATCGTGCACCGGCGCGGGTTGTGATTCCTTCAGCGGCGAATTCCTTCTCGGTCTCCAGCCTCGACTTTCCATCAAGGAAGTTCTGGTAAATCCTTTTTACGACTGCCGCTTCTTCGGGAACAATAACCAGCTCATCGCCTTCCCATCGGTAGCCGTAGACGTTCATGTGACCGTTGGCATATGGAATTCCTGCCTGCATCCGCTTCCGGATGCCCCATTTCACGTTGGTCGAGATGCTTTCCGATTCGCTTTGAGCGAAGGAAGCCAGAAGCGTGAGCATAACCTCGCCATCGCCGGAAAGGGAATTGATGTGCTCCTTCTCGAATCGTACCTCGATGCCCAGCTCCTTTAAGTGCCGGACGGTCTCCAGCAGGTCGACCGTGTTCCGGGCAAACCGGCTGATGGACTTCGTTAGAACGATGTCAATCTTACCGGCTTCGCAGTCGGAAAGCAGGCGCTGGAATTCCGGGCGTTTCGATGTGGATGTGCCGGAGATGCCTTCGTCGGCATACACACCGGCGTACTCCCATTCGGGATTCTTTTGAATCAAATCGGAGTAGTAGCTTACCTGGGCAGAAAGCGAATGGTGCAGTCGCTCGGTTTCCATCGATACACGGGCGTAAGCTGCGACTTTTTTCCTTTTCGGAAGAGCCTTTACAGTTGGCTCAATCTTCGTGATTTTTCCCATAAAATCAGCTCCTTTCCGTGTCTATAGATCACTCTGAAGGCCACACACATCAAGTTGTTTCCGAGAATAATGTGCCGAATTTCGGCTGGTATTTCTCAATCAATTTTGTATCAATTACTGCGTATTCTTCCTCGGTGAGAAGTCCTTTCTCAAGGAGATTTTTGGCGATCTGGATGGAGAGCATGTAGTCGGTTTCACGTTCAAAATCCTTTTTACTCATGTGGATCACCTCCAAACCGATCTGCGATATAGCAGGCATGGGAGCAGTATTTCCGGTGTGAGTTGCCATAGGCGGTGAAGTGTCGACCACAGTAGGCACATGTGTATTCGTAGACAGCCTTCCGGTTCACCTGGTCCAGATGGCTGTTCCACCATTCCTGACGGCAGGCACTGCTGCAGAACCGGATATGTTTTCTTCCCGGAATCTGCCGGACGGGCTTTCCGCAGTTCGGACAGAATTCCGCAGGCTTTGCATCATCAGACTCCTGTTTCCTGCGTCCGGAAAGGTTGTTCCGGCGGCAGTAAGACTTGACGGTATTCTTGGAAAGGGAGAGGGACTCGGCAATCGCGTCATAGCTCATTCCCTGTTCTCTCATACGGAAGATACGGGTTTTCTGTTCATCGGTCATGGATGAGCACCTCCTTCATGTCTTCCGTCCTCAAAAAGACGGGCAGAACGCACCCCTTCGGATTAAAAAGTGCGTCTGCCCATCAGAAACGTCAGTCTTTCTTATAAAATTCGCATTCGTAGCCGTCCGCACGGAGCAGAAGTCCGGGTGCCCACGGAGGGGTTCTTCCCATCTGCTTGCAGACCGCGTCGACGGATACGTCCATGCCGCATTCGATGATCAGCTCATCGTGTACATGAGCGCAGATAAAGCAGTGGGAGAGCGTCCGCATGGCGTAGCAGAGAATGTCGCGGCTGATCGCCTGGGTAATGTTCTCCACGATCTTCGGACCGTATGATTCAATGCGTTCCCACTTCTTCGTGGATCCGATGCCCATGTATGTGATGGATTCGCCGCCATACTGATTCGGCTGGATCATCGGCTTCACGTAGGCCAGATCTCTGCCGGAAGGAAGATGGATAAAGAGCATCTGGCTTTTGTAGAAGAACCGGATTCCCCTGACTTCCCTGGTTCCCTTTGTCCGGATAACTTCCTTCACGGCACGGTCGACGTCCCACCAAAACTGCGTGATATTCGGGTTTGCGGCACGCCAAGCGTCCACGATGGGCTGGAGATCTTCTTCCTTGAGTCCCATATCAAGGGCACCCATCGCCTTCAGAGCGCCCACGGAACCGCCATAACCGCAGGCCAGCGTCGCAATCTTACCTTTCTGGCGGAGCTCACCGTTGATGCCATGCTTGACCACAGGTTTGTGGAACATGGCTGATGCAGTTGCACAGTAGATATCTTCGCCTTTGGCAAAGGAGTCTATCGTATGCTGTTCACCGGACAGATAAGCCAGGACTCTTGCCTCGATGGAAGAGAAGTCACTGACAATGAATTTCATACCGGGACGGGGAATAAAAGCAGTTCGGATCAGTTCGGACAGAACATTCGGAACGGAATCATAGAGAAGATCCAGAGAATCATAGTCGCCGCTTTTCACGAGGGCTCTTGCCTCCGCCAGATCCGGCATGTGGTTCTGAGGAAGGTTCTGTAACTGAATCAGCCGCCCGGAGAACCGTCCACTGCGGTTTGCCCCATAGAACTGGAACATTCCTCTTGCTCTGTGGTCCCGACAGGCAGCGTTCTGCATGGCCTGATACTTCTTTACAGAGGATTTGGCAATTTGCTGACGGAGCTTTAACACTTCCTTCAGATCATCCGGAGCAGTTTCCAGAAGGGATGCCACAGCCTTCTTGCCAAGGGTATCTGTCTTAAGGCCGTGGGCACTCAGCCAGTCCTTCATCTGCACGACAGAGTTCGGATTGGAAAGACCGGTCAGCTTCTTGAGCTTCTCGGTAAGAGAGGCTCTTGACCGGCTGTCAATTGCAATGGCCTGTTCTGCCATCTCAAGGTCTACAAGAATGCCTCGGTCATTAATCTCCTGATCGATGTGGTATTCCTCCCAGACTGATTCCGGGACAGGGAAGTTACGCAGGTGCTTTTTGATGGACATTTCCGCCTCGACATCGCGGCGGTTGTATTTCTTAAAGACCTCCCATTTATCCGGTGCGTCAGAGGGGAGATTCCTTGTTCTGCCGCCGTTCGCCTTTGTCGGCTTGCACGGAGTGCAGAAGTAGCGGAGGAGTTCCTTGCCTTCTGCCATTTTCTGTTCTTCGAGATCTAATGCCTCGCCGACGCCTTTCAGAGAGAGGGGAAGGCCAAGATAGGCAGACCAGATCATGGAACAGCGCCAGGATGCCGGGTCGAGGTAATTTCGGACGCTGTCTTCCGGAATACTGTAGGTGACAAAGCACTCCGGGTAATATTTTCTAAGATATGCGGAAAGACAGATCCGTTCAAAACTTGCATTAAATGCCCACTTTGTCACTGTTTCGTCTGTCAGTGCATCCAGAACATCTTCAGGAACGGTATCGCCGGCAGTCAGATCCAGGACGGTTACCGGATCATCATCTCTGGCAAATCCGAAGAGAAGAATCTCAAAGGCCGGACTTTCCGTGTACCGGTACACACCAGACTTGTTCAGATCGACGTCTGAGAATGTTTCGAGATCGATACTAAGTGATTTCATAATGTGTCTCCATAAATTGTGAAGGATAGTTGCCGGTTCCCGTAGGGGGCCGGCAACTATCCTTTGTTTTGAACCGAATCGCTCTCA